TCCGCGCCCTCCGCGCCCTCCGCGTCCGTCCCGCCGGAGAACTTCGTCTGCGACGACCCGGACTCCCCGGACCTCGACATCGAGGCCCTGCGGGACTGCCTGCGGCCGCTCGTGCGGTCGGCGCCGCCGGGTTGACGCGCTGACCTGCGGGTCTATCTTCGGGGCACGAGGACAGCCATGGCTGCTGCGGCTGCACAAGACCTGAACGACACCACGTCCGGCGCGGTGCTTGCCGCCGACGAGGAGGCGGCGCGTCTCGCGCGCCTCGGGCTGACCGAGCGGCCGGTGCTATCGGCCGACAAGGCCGCCGCCGGGCGCAAGGCATACGGCGTCGTCTCCGACCGCCTGACGGGCAGGACGAGGCAGGAGCGGCCGCGCGAATGGTGGCTGGACTGGCTGGATGCCGTTGGCGTCGACGCCGTGCTTGAGAAGATCGCCTCCGGGATGCTGCCGGTGGAGATTGCCTTCTGCAACGACGTGCCGCTCATGGTCATGAACGAGTGGCTGCGCACCCGCGTGCCGCCGGACAGGCTGTCGGAGGCATGGGCCGTTCACGCCGAGGTGCTGCTGCTGCGCGCCCAGCTGGGGATCACGCAGGACGCCGACAGCCCGGGCGAGGCGCAGCTCATCAAGGCCGAGTGTGACCGCTTCGCGTGGATGGCCGAGCGGCTGGACAGCCGGCGCTGGGGCCCGCCGGGCAAGTCGGCGGAGAAGCCCCCGCTCGTCGCCATCGAGCTGAACATCTCCGGAGCCGCGCAGGGCAGGCAGGTGTTCCAGACCATCGACGCCGCGCCGGTCGCGCCCCACGCTGGCGCGCCGACCGATGCGCTCGACCTGCTGGCGGCGCCGGCGGCCGCTCCGACGATGGGCGACCTCGACGAAGCCTTCAGGGTCATCTTCGGCACGGACCCGCAGCCACGCACGCGGCTGGTGCCGGCATGAGCGACGGTCAGGACAAGCTCACCTACACGCCGACCCCCACCTTCGCCGCCTTCCACGCGGACGACAGCCTCGTGCGCGCCGTCATGGGGCCGTTCGCGTCGGGCAAGTCGACGGGCATGGTGATGGAGCTGCTGATTCGCGCCATGCAGCAGAAGGCCCACGGCGGCGTGCGCTACAGCCGGGCGCTCGTCGTGCGCAACACTTACGCCGAGCTGAAGTCGACGACGATCCGCACCTTCCTGCAGTGGCTCGGGCCGCTGGGGGAGATCGCCTACGACAGCCCCATACGGTTCAAGTCCGTGCGCTCCCTGCGCGACGGCACGGTGATGGACTTCGAGGTGTGGTTCCTGCCGCTGGACCGCGAGGACGACGTCAAGAAGCTCCGCTCGCTGGAGGTGACCTTCGCGTGGATCAACGAGGCGTCGGAGGTGCCGGGCAACGTGCTCGACCAGCTGCGCGGCCGCATCGGGCGCTACCCGCCGCCGACGCTCGGCGGCCCGTCGTGGCGCGGCATCATCATGGACACCAACCCGCCGCCAGTGCGCAGCTGGTTCTACGACCTGTTCGAGGTGCGCAAGCCGGAGAATCACAAGCTGTTCCGCCAGCCGCCGGCGCTGCTCGACGGCCCGGAGCCGGGCACCTTCGTGCCCAACCCGGAGGCGGAGAACATCCGCCCGGAGCTGGGGGGCTACCAGTATTACTTCAACCAGGTCGCTGGCGCGGACGAAAGCTTCATCAAGGTCTTCGTTCAGGGCCAGTATGGGCAGATTTTCGACGGCCGGCCGGTCTATTCGCGCTTCGACGACCGCATCCACGTCTCGAAGGAGCCGCTGCAGCCCAACCCGCTGGCTCCGCTGGAGATCGGCATGGACTTCGGCCTCAACCCGGCGGCCGTGTTCACGCAGCTGTCCCCGCGCGGCGGGCTCTACGCCCTCGACGAGATCGCCCCCGCCAACGTCACCTTCGAGGAGTTCGTGACGGAGATGCTGGCGCCGAAGCTGCGGGAGCGGTTCAGGGGCATCCCCGTGCAGGTCTACGGCGATCCGGCGGGGGCCAGCCGCAATTCCCTGTCGAGCAAGACCGTCTACGAGATTCTGCGCGAGCGTGGCATCGCCGCCGTGCCGGCGCGGACCAACGACCTGCTGCTGCGGCGCGACGCCGTGACCTACTTCCTTGAGCGTCAGAATGGCTTCCTGCTCGACCCGCGCTGCCGCATTCTGAGGGAGGGCTTCCTCGGCGGCTACAGGTTCGCCAAGCAGTCCGGCAGGCAGACGTCGGACCCGAAGCCCGAGAAGAACGAGTTCAGCCACATCCACGACGCGCTGCAATACGTGGCGCTCAACTACTACCAGACGGCCATGTCGGCGCGGCGGCGCCCGCTGCCCGGCGTTTCTGGTCCGCAACGACGCTTCCGGTATGCCTGATAACGTGGTATTCGTCGGACATGGCCATGACCAATCCGTTTGCGCAGAAATTGGTCGACGCGCTTCGAGGCGCGGCGCTGGCCTACGAGCAGCCTGATCTGCTGTCCGGCCTCGCCCGGCACGTGCGCGAAGCCTTCACCGCCGCCGACATGCACCGTCGCTCGTCGGGTGTCGAGCGTGACCTCATGCGCTGCCTGCGCGCGGTCAACAACGTCTACGACCCCGAGGACATGGAGGTGCTGAACGGGGTCGACATCTACATCGGCTTGACCAACCTCAAGGTGCGCGGTGCCAAGGCGTGGATCACCGACATTCTGGCCAACACCGAGGACCAGCCGTGGACGATCAAGGCGACGCCCAAGCCGGAGCTGCCGGAGGAGGCCACGGAGGCGGTCCGCCAGAAGCTCGCCGATGAGATCGCTCGCTACGGCATGACGTTCAACCTGCAGGACCGCGCCTCGCACCTGCTCGCCGTGGCGCAGAAGCACACCGACGCGGTCGCCGCCGCGTCCGCCGAGCGGATGGAGGCCATCATCCGGGACCGCATGGTCGAGGCAGGCTGGCGCACCACCTTTGACCAGTTCGTCAACGACCTCGTGACCTACCCCACTGCCATCCTGCGCGGGCCTGTCGCGTCGGTCGAGTCCGACCTTCAGTGGCGGGGCAACACCCTCGTCCCGGTCCGCCGGACGGTCTACCGCATGGTCCGCGTCGACCCGTTCCGCTTCTACCCCAGCCCCAATTCGACCTGCCCGAACAGCGGGGCCTACGTCATCGAGCGGGTCGACATGTCGGCGGACGAGCTGGCGGGGTGCATGGACCTGCCGTTCTTCGACGAGGTGGCCATCAGGAAGGTCTTTGCGCAGTTTCCCAACGGGAAGTCGGAGCATTTGTCCGCGCAGACGGCGGTCGATGACGCCAACAAGACCAAGGCAGATACCCATGCGCCCTCCGACGGCGTTTACCAGGTGCTCGTCTACTACGGCAAGGTGAAGGGCGACCTACTGCTCGACCATCACGTCGCCGGCGTCGACCCGCAGCGGGTCTACGAGGCGGAGGTGTGGACCTGCGGCGACATCGTGATTCGCGCCCTGCTGAACCCGCATCCGCTCGGCAAGCGGCCCTTCTTCGCCTGCTCGTTCGAGGTGATCCCCGGGGCGTTCTGGGGCAAGGCGCTGCCGCTGCTGCTCCGCGACGTGCAGCGGCTGGCCAACGCGGCGGCACGGTCGCTGGTGCGCAACATGAGCTATTCCGCCGGCCCCATCGGCGAAGTCGACTACGAGCGCCTGTCCGAAAGCGAGACGAACGTCGAGGAAGTGACGCCCTACCGCATCTACCGGGTCGCGGCGGACAGGTTCAGTTCGACGCCCAGCCCGGCGTTCCGGTTCCAGATTGTCCCCAGTGTCGCCGACCAGCTTCTGCGTATCTACGAGTATTACGCCAAGATGGCAGACGACATCTCGGGTATTCCGGCCTACGTGCTCGGCAACCCGCAGGTGGCCGGCGCCGGCCGCACGCTGGGTGGCCTCTCGCTTCTCATGGGCAACGCGGCGAAAGGCGTCAAGAACGTCATCTCGTCGGTCGACAAGTATATCATCGAGCCGGTGGTGAGGGCCTACTGGACGCTTGAGATGCTTTACGGCTCGGATCATTCCGCCAAGGGTGATTCGCAGGTCGTGGCGCGCGGGGCGTCCGGTCTTCTGCAGCGCGAGCTGTCGCAGGCGCGCGCCGTCGAGGTGCTGAACATGCTCACCCCCTACGCGCAGGCTGGCCTCGTCCCGGCGGCCGGGCTGCAGGTGGTCATCCGCAACGTGCTGCAGTCGCTCGGCTTCAGCGCCGACGAGATTGTCCCCGATCCGGCGCGGCAGGCGCAGCTCGCCATGGCCGGCGGGCAGCGCCCGCCGATGCCGACGGGCATGGCGGCCGGGTCGCCGGTGCCCTCGACGCAGCCGGGCACGCCGATGCCGCGCCTCGACCGTCGTTCCGCCCCTCCGCCGGACCCCGGCGCCTACCGTCTGCCGCCGGCGGCGGCTGAACCGCAAGGAGGATGAAGATGCCCCACCTCATGGACGGGGAGCCGGTGCTCATCAACGATCAGGTGCATGACACCGCGCTCGGCAACGGGCGGGTGGTCGAGCTTCTGCTTGACAACCGCTTCGTCGTGCAGTTCTATCCGACCCAGCGCAGGGTCACTTATCGGACGAATGGTGTGGCGGCCAACAGGCAGCATCGGTCGCTTTACTGGCACGACCCGGTTCTGGTCATTCCGGCCAAGGCCGAGCCGCGCTGGCTGCTGATTCGGCGCATGTGCATGGGTATCGTGACGGAAATGCGAGGCTTCTCGTCGTGAATGTCACCACCGCCCGCCATTTCGACGTAGGCACCGCCGGCTACAATCCGGCGGGCGAGAAGACGTGGCACGGGCGGCCGTTCTGGCGCCGCGACGGCGAAGTCCTCTGTTCCAGCCACACCATCGACGTGTGGGACAGCCCGGTCGTGATCCGGGCCTTCGGCTTGCCGTGCGATTCGCGCATCGTCGTCCAGATGGTGGCCGGCTGCAACGAGGGCAGCGTCTATCAAGACCTCTACCTCTGTGGTAGACTCATCAGCCTGACACCCACCAACAATCTCGTTGTTCTTCCTGTCGACGGACGTTACCGCCTTCGGCTTATGGGAGCCGACCCCGACGAGGTTTACGTGGTGCAGCACCGCACCGGCATTCACTTCGACTTCGGGAGTCTTTTGCGATGAGCTGCAATCC